AAGAGATGCTGTTGATGTTGCTTTCTTTGGTCTAGTTATGGATATTTGATTGCCACCACCTCTATCTGTAGATGTCGCAGCTACCGATGATGTAATTGTAAATGAATTAGCATTTGGTACTGATGCGACTGTTTGTTCATTGCCTATCGAGTCAGATGTCAAACCACCAACATCATGCAAACCAGATATATCAACTATGTCATCAACAGCCAGACCATGTGCAGCATCATTGAAAGTTACTGTTGTTGATGATGCTGTCGTTTCTACTACATTATTTGAAGGTGTAGCAGAATCTATTGTAATGCTTGTGCCACCACCTCTACCGGTTGCAGTTGCATTAGATGTCACCTGTATTACAACTCTATTATTATCTGGAACTGCATAGACATCGTGTTGCTTGTTCAATTCTGAAGTGCCTATGCCATTGGTAGCTGTAGCATTTGCAATGGTAATTTTACTGCTAGTTGATAAACCATGATTTTGATAATCAACAATAATTTGTCTTGAACCTGATGTCGTAGATAAAGGTTCTATAGTTGGTGTGACAGTTTGTTGAACTTCAGCAGTAATTGTATTTTTAGTAGCACTTTTAACTTTGCTTAATATTGATCCATCAAAAACAAAACCGCCAACATCTACAGCGTTAGAATCTAATATTACAAAATCATTTACATCAATAAAATTATTTGCATTTATAGTTATATCTGCTGATCCATTTTGTGTTTCTATCAATACAGGTGGAACAGGTAAATCATTTACTGTTACTTCGTTGCCACCAAATAAATCAGTATGATCTGAAGTTATTGTTGCATCATCTGGTAGATTAGTTGCAAATCCTTGACCATCTGCATCTAAAGTCTGTACTGTAAGTTCACGATTATTTAAAGGTTGTATCACATCGCCATTATCAAAAACTGTAGTAGGAACACCATCTACAATGACAGTTTCGTTTACTCCGACAGTTACACCACCATATCTAAAATGTAGCCTTCTAGCACCAGATATTGTTTGAATTGATAAGGATGGATTAGTTGGTTGATCACCTTCTAAAAAAGTTTTTGATCCAGCATTTTCAGCGTGTTGAACTGATGTAATGCCAGATTGTGTAGCTACAAATCCACTTCCTTTAGCTGAACCTTCAACTCCCCATGTAATATCTTTTAATATGACTGAAGAATATCTAAGTCCTGTATCGTCAGAAAAAAAAGTTTGTTGGGATTCAAGGTTTGTATATCTACCATTTGTTTTATCAAAATCTACAAATTGACTAGAACAAGTTATGGATATGGATGCTGTATTTGAATTATTATCTTCTGTTACTACAGCATCAGATATTCTGCCAGCAAATACTTGAATTGGATCAGCTACTAAAGCATTTGAATCATTCAAAAATGCTTTGAATATTTTTACTTCACGATCTATATAATCTTCACTTAATAATAAATTTGTATAAGTTTGATCTACACCTGATAACGAAACAGTAACAGTTTCTATAGTGAGTTGATTTGATTCAACAATATCTGAAAAAGAAAGAAAGTGTCCTGTAGGATTGTAAGTATTAGAATCATAAGTAACTGCAAAATTACCATCAGATAGATATACAGTTCCAGAATCAAAGGCTACTGATAAAAGATGAAAAGGTTTATTTTCATCTTTTACTATTTCTGTTTGAAATGCAGTTGTTGAACCTCTATCCATTTCATCTAAAACACTTCTGCAAGTTCTATTGAAAATCCAAAAAGAGTTGAAGCATTGGTATCAAATGTTGTGAAGTCTTGTGTAAATGCTACTGTAAATGGTACAGCAGCTATCGTAAGAGTTTCATCGTTGGCGACTGCATTTACTAATGCTGGTGCAAAATTTAGAGTACCCTCACCGCTACCATTAGAATCCATGTCCTCAGTAGCCATATAAACCTTTGTATGACCTGAAAACTTAAAAAAGTCACCAGCCTTCAAGATATCAGAAGTTGAAGCTGACAAGCCATCTATGGCTGCACTAGACACACCAATAGCTAATGCACCATTAACAACTGCTGATTCTCCGCTTTGTCCTTGTGTTGTTGAAATGACTGGTGGTGTAAAAGTAAAAGTATCAAACTGCCCTTTCTGTTTCATTGAAAAAGCATACAAAGGTGCAAAATTTGCTCTAGTCATTGGTGCATAGTTTACTGATAACAACCATCTTTGACTTCCCCTTGTTCTAGCTTGTCTTTTTAAATTATTTGTTACAGATACTAAAGTAGGTTCAAATGATCTTACTTGAACTGAATTTGGTGCTGGTGATGTCGGAAATGATCCACTCATACTGTAAATCCTCTCTTACCTCGTCTGTTAAATTGTTGTTCTATGATACCTGATATAGCTGGTGCATTTTCAGTTATTGCTTGTAGTGTATCTTTAGAATCAAACGATTGAATCTGATAAGTGATGTTGACTGGCACACCACCACCAGCCATGCCTAATTGATTATTTGGTACTATTGTTCCTGTTCTACTAGGTACAAATAATTCAGCACCTTTTTCACCTACCATATATGGTCTGCCAGAAGATACTGTTCCGCCTTTTTCAAATCCAACAAATTTTTTATTACCACCACCGCCAAATAAATTTGAAAATATACCGCCATTACCTGAACCACCTGAGAATAAAGAAGTGATGAATTGTTGTACTGCAATTCTTATAAGCTGCTCAACAACAAAATCTGCAAAGTCTTTGAATTGTGCTTTACCTGTTTTCAGAGTATTTACTATCTGATCTTCAAACTTTTTCAAAGTTCCAACACCAAGATTCTGCAAGGATTTATCTAGTTCGCCAATGGTTTGCTTATAAACTGCAAATGGATTTTGTAAATCTAATAATGCTTGTGCTTGTGCATTTTGTGCATCAGTAACTGCATTAGTTGAACCAGTTAAAGTATTAGTAGCAATGGTTGTATCACCAATCATGTTTTTATAATTTTCTACAGTAGAAGTTGCAACCTCAAAAGCTGCTGTTACTTTATTTTTAAAATCTTCATTTTTTTTATCTAGCCTTTCAAATTCTTTACCTAAAAAGCTAAATGGTTTTGCTATTCTTAATCCAGCTTTTTCAACTGATGTAGCAAAATCCGAAAACTTTAAAACTGTAATTTTTAGAATATCAATGACTTTCAATAAACCATCAAATATAGCACTAGCAAATTTTTCTCCTATTGCTTCTGCTCCACCGCCTTCTTTAATAAATGATTTGAAAGTCTCGCTTATTTGATTCGTAAAACTTTGTAATACTGGTGTAAAAGCTACAAAGACATTATCTTTTAAATTATTAAGCTGAGTAGTTAGTATATTAAAGCTATCGTTAAATGCTTCTACACCTCTGACAGATTGTTCTGATAGAGAGATACCTAGTTCATTTAATCTTTCTGTAAGTTGCCTGACTCCTTCACTTCCAGAATTAATTACATTAAATAACTTAATACCTTCACGACCAAATAAATTTGCAAGAGCAGAATTTTTTTCTGCATTAGAACCAAGTGCTTGTATGCCATCAGCAACATCTAATAAAACTTCTTCAGTTCCTCTAAGATTGCCTTGTTGATCTCTAAGTTCTACTCCTAAATCTCTGAAAATATCTGCTTGAGTTTTTAGACCTCTTCCAGCTTCACCAATATTTCTACTGAATTTTTCAAGTGCTTTACTTGCTCCTTCTGTACTTGATCCAGATTCTTCGGCAGCTATTTGAAATGCTTGTAAAAAATTAACAGAAACGCCTGTCCGATTTGCAGTCTTTCCTAAAGCATCTATAAATTGAAACGATCCTTTGAGTGCTAGAGTAATAGCTGTTGCAACAGTACCAAAAGCTAGACTGATTCCGCCTAGTGCTTTCATTGATGTTTTTGCTGCTTTACCTATACCAGCTAAACCAGCTTTTGCCTTGCTAAAAGTTTTTGAGAACTTATCAACAGTCCCGATAACAATGCTTAATTTTCCTAGTTTACCCATCTCTTTTTTCTAAATCGTTTCTTCGTTTAATGTAGGCATACCACATTGTTATTTCATCAATGGTCATAGCTTCAATCTCGCTGAGTGTTTTACCGAGTCTGTCAGCGAGTGCAAACTGTGCAAACAGGTCAGACTCGCTTGCTACTTTCCCTCTGCTTGATCTGGTGTCATTGCACCAAGTATCTTTCCAGCAACATCAGCAACAACACCTACATCTGCACGATTCATCAAAGTTTGTTTATCTGCTAATGAGAAAATCTTCTCACCATCTGCATCTAAAGCCTTAGTAATAATTGCATAAACCATCACTTCAAGATCGCTGTCGTTAGCCATTTTATATAGCTTCTTACTCTCCTGAAGTGTTAATGGTTTTGAATATATGACTAATGGTTCGCCTTCTGTTCCCCATTCTGCTACTTCAAAAGAAATAATTTCTTGTGCATCAAAATGAGCAACTACATTATCTATTGCACCCATCTATTAGTAAGTACCTATAGTCAATGCACCAGTTCCCTGAAAGCCTATTGTCATTTCGACTAAGCCATCGTGAGCAGCAGTTCTTGTTACTTCTGTAACAATAGCTGATCCAGACAATTTGAATGCTCCGCTTCCTGTTCCTTCAGGTGCTAGATTTAATGTAAATGATGAACCAATAGTCAATGAAACTTGACCGCTTGTATCAGTATCATCAAAAAATAAATCTACTGAGCCTGAAAATTCAGTCAAAGTTGATTCAAAAGTTTTTGCTGAATCGCCCATAGCTGTAGATTCTGTAGTTTCACCTGATTGAGTTATTGAGTAACTCCTTACTTCAGCTAAACTATTAGAACCAGTTTGAACAACACCAGCTTTTCCAGTAAATACCGCCATTATTTATCCTCTGTTTTAGATTTTTTGCTTACAGACTCTCCTTCGAGTGTCCACCCATTTGCTTTTAGATTCTCCACTTCGCTATCAAAAACAGTAATTTTTGACTTACCATCTGGAGAAACCATCACATTCTTATCCATATTGCTTACCTCATAAAGCTGAATCAGGAGCAGCTTCAGTAGTCAAATAAGAAATGTTAAATGTCATTTCCATGACTGCCAAAGGCTGATCTCCTTCACCATTATAGTTGATTTCAGTTGATTCTAAAAAAGTATCTCTAGCTAAACTGTTATGTGTTACATCTGCTGCCATTGCAGCTTCTACTTCTTTAGCAATAGTGTCTATTGTATCGTCAAAGTTGCTGATTGCTTTCACATACGCTTCCACAACTAATGATAAATTTCTTTGTAAAGTTCTTGTTGAACCCATCTCTAATAATTCACCAGCTTCAGACTTTGTGTAAATAATAATCGCTGGTAGATTGCTTTCTTCTAAATTGAAAACTCTGGATTGAAAAACATTTGATCCAGTAGTAGAAAGACCAGTCAAAGTTGTACCAACTCTTTCTCTTATTTGTTGTCTTATATGATTTGCCATTATTGTTGCTCTAAGACTAAAGCAGTTATACCAGTTGCATCAGGTTGAACACCAACTACTTCGTAGGTAACAGCACCTTTAAATTGTGTGCCTGATTTTGTTGTTTGTGCTGCAAAAGCTAATGTATCACCATGACCAGCACTAGATACATCGGAAGTTTTGCAATAAGCAATCGGCTGAGAACCTTCAACATCTACTGATAAACCACCCATTGCTAAAAATTCATCTTCTAAGATTACCTTTATTGTTGCTGGTGATCCACCTGATACAGTATAAGTAGCAGATATTCCATGACCAAAATCTGAATCAAAGTAACCATCTAAATCAGCATCAAATTCTAAAGCCATTATTTAGATTTTCTTTTTGTGACTTTAGGTTTTTCAGAAGTTTCTAAACCAACACTTCTATCTTTTTTTTCTGATTTGGATTCACCGCCTTTAACAGCTTTACCATAACTTTCTAAAACTTTTCCTTCATCTTCAGAAAGTTCAACTACATCACCAGCAGAAACTTTTTTTCCACTTGCAACAGTATCTTTCAAAATTGTGTATTTCATAATTTTCACCTTTTTAGCGAAGGGTGGCGATATGCCACCCTTCATTGTATCTAGTACCAATCTAGTTATTAACTAGCTGCACAGAATGAAACAGCGTGTCTAACTGCAACATCTACTGATTGCAATGCAACAACTCTTACTGTTCCAGCAGTAGCACCAGTTGAAGTGTCTACTACTATATCAAGACCACCAAAGAACCCAATGAGTAAGTCATTGAAGTTACCAAATACATAGTTGTTAGCTGTCAATTGAGCAGATACAACTACTGGATAACCATTAACTTCGTTATCAACAGCTACAAATTGAGCAGTATTGGTTGCTTTCTC